GCAAGGTTAGGGCTGCTACAGCCTTAGTATTACCCTTGGTTGATCCTTCGCTGCACGGGATCATTCATGACATCAAGATGGAGATTATAGGGACTGGCTGCGAAGTCGATCCCTTAGCTGCAGTGAAGCAGGTGGCTGAGTGGGGTAGGGCTGTCAATAGAGCCAAGGGCCCCACCCAGTTTAGCCTGAAGTAGAGGCGCCATCCTCGCACGTGTGCATCGTGCGGTGCAGAACCCCCTGCCACAAAATACGCGTGGAAACATCGTGTTTGTGGCTCGTGCGAGGAGGCGTTGTTGAAAAGGGGCTATCATACGTGGGCGGGGTACCAAGTGCAGGAGAACCTTAAGGTTCCTACTTGTTACCCAGGCATGGTAGCCGTGCGGGGAGAGGCAATTAACCCGAGCCAGAAGAAACTGAAGGACGTGCAGCTGAGAGATATCACCATCGATGAGCAAGGGAATGAGGTGATCGGCAAGTCACGGGTTCAGATAAACTGGTCCGCAGTGCGTGTTGCAAAGCCAGGGTTTCAAGATCGACCAAAGAGCAATTCTAAGTGGGTGGACATGGAGTTGTCCGACTTAGAGAAATTGAAGAAATTTGTCGATCCAACACCCAAGTTCACACACTTACTTTGCGGTATCGGGTTGTCCGGGGCAAGGCCAATGGTCAGTGCAAATTGCGCTTATAACCAGGCCAAAGCTTTAATAGGACGTGTCTTTCGCCAGCCGGAGGTCCGGGCATGGGGTCGGGGTCCCAAGCCTGGCGTCTGGGAGTGGGCGTGGCAGTTTGTCGATGAATTGCTGCCCGAGTTTAAGTCCGTGAGGATGAAGACCGAGGACTGGTTATCCACCATGCCTTCTAAGAGACGCAAGGCGCTTGAGCGTGCTTACCTGCGTTACCAGCGGCTTGGGTGGAGCGAATCCTACAAACGGTTCTGTGCTTTTGTTAAGTCGGAACTATTACCAGGATTCGAAAAGTCTAAGGGCGACATCGTACGCTTAGAGGAGATGCTAGATAGGCTAATACAAGGGCCCAGTGACGAGACGCACGTGATCACTGGCCCGTGGTTGAAGCCCCTTGTCAAGGTACTAAAGAAGTTGTGGGGCCCGAGTTCCCAGATCCATTATGGATCTTGTGATCCCGAGTCTCTTCACACATTCCTTCGGGAGAAGATAGTGGATGCTGCGCATTCATTCTTCTGGTGTGACTTCTCGATGTACGACAACACGCACTCCGAGGAAAGCTGGGACTTCATGTCCAAGCTGTACAAGCGAGCGGGCATTGTGGATGAAGACTTCTGGTCTGTCATGAGGGTGTGGAGACACCCGGAAGGACAGATCGGGCCTATGAGGTATAAAGCCCGGGTCATGAATGCGAGTGGTCGAGACGACACCGCTTTGGCCAATGGGATCCTCAATGGATTCGCGACTTACCTTTCAGTCACAGCGGCGTTTTTAAGGAA